AGATTTAAGATATTATAAATAAAACTAGCAAAACGAACTCTACAAGGAGAATAAAATGGCTGTAGAAAGCAAAATCAGAGAACTTCTGAAAGGTAAGCCAGAAATGGTGACTGAAGAAGTCAATGAACTAGACGAGTCTGCATCACGTCCCGCAGACAGATCACAAGGCGATGCTTCTGCTCCAGCACAAGGTTCATCAGACGCTAATCCAGAACAAGAAACACTGGAAACTGATGGGTTGAGTGCTACTGCAGGAAAATCTGCCACCGCTAAAGCAAAGAAAGACAGTAGCAAGAACGCTTCTAGTCCTACTGCTGGCGATCAAACCTCACCAACTCAAGGTTCTTCGAAAACTGCATCTACTGGAGGTCAGGTAAATAAGCCTGGAACTTCAGCTGATGTAAAAGCTGAAGACACTGAGTCTGAAGACGAAGTTCTTGAAGAAGAAATCACAGACGAAGAAGTTGAAGCTGAACTCGAAGAAGAGTCTGCTGAAGAAGTCGATGAAGTATTGGAAGAAGATACATTGTTCCAAGATGACATGACTAACTTGTTCGCTGATGAAGAGCATCTGTCGGAAGAATTTAAAGTTAAAGCTGCTGGCTTGTTTGAAGCTGTTGTTACAGCCCGTGTTACTTCTGAAATGGAAGACATTAAAGCTGAACTCGCTGAAGAAGCTGCACTAGCACAAGATACATTCATGGAAGATATGGTACAGAAAATCGATGGTTATCTGAACTATGTAGCCGAAAACTGGATGAAAGAAAATGAACTCGCTATTGAGCGCGGTCTGCGCAACGAGATCACTGAATCATTCGTCGGCTCCTTGAAAGAAGTTTTTGCCGAGCATTACATTGATATTCCTGAAGAGAAATACGATGTTCTGGGCGAAATGCAGGGTGAAATTGAATCACTCAAAGCCAAGCTGGATGAGTCGACTGAAGAGAAAGTCGCCCTATCCTCTGCCAATGTAGACCTCTCAAGAGATGCTGCACTCAAAGAAGCAACTGCTGACTTGACTGTAACTGAAGCTGAGAAGTTTGCGAAACTCGTTGAAGACGTTGAGTTTGATGGCGATTACTCTGTTAAGCTGAGTGTGATTAAGGAAAATTATTTCCCTACACAGAAAGCATTGCAGGAAGAAGACAAATTGATTGACGACGAAAGTGTTGTGATCAATGAAGATTCTTCACCAATCAGCATCTATGCCCAAGCGATTTCGAAATCGGTAAAAAGATAATTTTTATAAATAATAATAGTTAAAACTTAAAACAACCAAAAAGCAAGGAGACGAAAGATGTATCTTTCAGAATCACAAATGGAAAAATGGGCTCCAGTACTGGACCACCCAGAACTTCCACAAATTAAGGATGCGCACCGCAGAAATGTGACTGCTGTTATTCTTGAAAACCAAGAAAAAGCTCTTCGTCAAGAGAAAGTTGCTCTTCACGAAAGCGAAAACGCTGTAGCAAACGCTGACAACTACGATCCCGTATTGATCAGCCTTGTTCGTCGTGCGCTGCCAAACTTGATGGCATACGATGTTTGTGGTGTTCAGCCAATGACTGGTCCAACTGGACTGATCTTTGCGATGAAATCGCACTACACTAGCAAAACTGGTACTGAAGCCCTGTTCAACGAAGCTGACACAGACTTCTCTGGTACTGGCACTCACGCTGGTTCTAACCCAGTTGACGGTACTTACACAACTGGTACTGGCATGGCTACTGCCACTGGTGAAGCACTTGACCCTGCAGAGATGGCATTCTCGATCGAGAAAACTTCTGTAACTGCTAAGACACGCGCACTGAAAGCAGAGTACACAATCGAACTGGCACAAGACTTGAAAGCAATCCACGGTCTTGACGCTGAGAGCGAATTGTCGAACATTCTGTCTCAGGAAATTTTGGCTGAAATCAACCGTGAGGTGATCCGCACAATCTATAAAGTTGCAAAACCTGGTTCTGCTTCTACTGCTACTGCTGGTACTTTTGACCTTGACGTCGACTCTAACGGTCGTTGGTCGGTTGAGCGTTTCAAAGGTCTTCTGTTCAACATTGAACGTGATGCCAACGTAATTGCTCAAGAGACTCGTCGCGGTAAAGGTAACTTCATCGTATGTTCTTCTGATGTTGCTTCTGCTCTGGCAATGGCTGGTGTTCTGGATTATGCTCCAGCACTGAACACAGATCTGAATGTTGATGATACTGGTAACACTTTTGCTGGTGTATTGAACGGTCGTTACAAAGTGTACATCGATCCATACTCCGCTAACACTGGTGCTGCTTCTCAGTTCTACACAGTTGGCTACAAAGGTACTTCGGCATATGATGCTGGTATCTTCTACTGCCCATATGTGCCGCTGCAGCAAGTACGTGCAATCGATCCTGCCGACTTCCAGCCAAAAATCGGCTTCAAGACTCGTTACGGTATGGTTGCTAATCCATTCGTTACCCAAGCTGACGGAACTACTGATGCTGCTACTTTCACTGCTGATCGTAACCAGTACTACAGAAGCGTTAAAGTAACAAACTTGATGTAAAAATAATAAGAGTTGGGTCAACCAACCACTTATTTGAGAGAGGCGGTCTTCGGATCGCCTCTTTTTTTTGTATACATATATGTGTTCACGAACTGAACAAAGTAACAGTGTGGGGATGCCCTATATGGGTAAGCGTTCGGAATCTGGTTATCCAGTAATATAGAAAACAGGAGAATATTATGCGTTTTATTGCAATTGCATTCGCATTAGTTTTGTCTGCTTGTTCAACTGTCGATGCAACTATCGATGGTACTGGTGGTGTTATTAAAGGTGTCGGTTCAGATGTCTTTGGTGTAACCGCAGGTGTATTGGATGTAACATCAAATTTGATTAAAGATGTTGCTACCAAGACTGGCACAGATGCAACCAAACCAGAAGAAGAATAAAGGAAAGGGGACGTGAAGTCCCCTTTTTTTTGCGCGTATATAAATACAGATATGGAAGTTACAGACATCGCAAAAGACAAACTCAAATCTTACTTATCCAATCGCGGTAAAGGTATTGGCATTCGTATAGGTATTGAAACCACTGGCTGTAGCGGCTATGCATACAAACTCGAGTATGCAGACACAATCAATGAAGGAGACATTCAAAATGAATATGAAGGTTTCTCAATCTTGATTGACCCAAAGGATAATTTAATTCTTGAAGGAATCACAGTTGACTATCAAAAGAATGGACTTAATGAAGGGTTTGAATTCGTTAATACATTAGAGAAATCACGTTGTGGTTGCGGAGAGAGTTTCACAATATAACTCGTATAAATAGAGTATGGCATATAACCCTATTACAGATGTTGCAGAATCAGACTTCAGTCAGAACAATCCTGCTGAACTAGATTTCTTGCGCCCAAACGGTTTCCGATTTCAGATCGCTAACATTCCCCAAGTTTCTTTTTTCTGTCAAGCTGCGAATATCCCACAGATATCTCTCGGTTCTCCACAGGTAGAAACACCTCTGGCGACATTACCATTTCCTGGAGATAAGATCCAGTTTGGTGAATTGATCATCAGATTCCTAGTGCAAGAGGACATGGCGAACTATCAGGAATTGTATAACTGGCTGTTTGGTCTTGGTTTCCCAGATAAAAATCAGCAGTTTACCGACTTCATTAAGTCGCAAGAGTATAGGACTGCCACCGCACAGAAGAGCAAAAAAGAAGCAATCGCCCAAGTGAGTGATGCTGACCTATTTGTTCTTGATTCAAACAATAACCCAACTATCAAGATTACATTCTTTGATGCCTTCCCAACCAGTCTGGAAGGTCTTGACTTTGATATCACACAAGGTGCTGGTGACTACTTCACTGGTATCGCAGGGTTCAGATACAGGACTTTCAAGATCGAAAATTTGACGTGATAAATACATTATATTATGATTACATTAAAAGAACTCCAAGAATCGTGGGCAGTCGATTGCAAGATTGACGAGTTAGAACTCGGAAAAGCAACAATCAAGACTGCTGAACTGCATTCAAAATATCTAAACCACCTTTCCAACTTCAAGCTGCAACTCCGAAAATCGGAGGGTGCATTCTACAAGCTGAGAAGAATCAAGCAACAATACTGGCGCGGAGAATTATCCAAACAGGAACTTGAAACTCTTGGCTGGGATCAATGGCTCGGCAACAAACCTCTAAAAAACGACATGGCAGAGATGATTGAGTCAGACGATGACTTACAAGAACAGATGAACAAGGTTGAGTATATCCGCACTGTCGTTGATTTCCTCGACCGAGTTATGCGATCCCTCCACAGCAGGACTTGGGATATTAAGAATGGTATCGAGTGGACTAAATTTACAAATGGACTTATGTAATGGCTGACATAACTGTCACATACAAAAATGCAGTGCACATGCACGTTGAGTGTGACACAGGAATACTTCAGGAACTAAATGACTTCTTCACATTTGATGTTCCAGGAGCCAAATTCATGCCTGCATATAGATCAAGGATGTGGGACGGTAAAGCAAGACTGTTTAATATGTTCAACAAAGAATTACCTGTTGGGCTGATAAAGTACCTCCTAGACTTCTCTGCACAGCTGGAGTACACCGTAGACAACCGCATTGAGTCAAAGGGTGACATAGTATCGACTGAATACATTGAGAACTTTGCGAAGAAGCTAAACCTACATGGTGGCGAAAAGCCGATCGAGATAAGAGATTATCAGGTGCAAGCTGTCCGTAAAGGTATTCAAGGCGCAAGGTCTTTGTTGTTATCACCCACTGCTTCTGGTAAGTCTCTTATCATCTATACTCTCATGCGGTACTACCAAGAGAGAAATAAGAAGCAGCTGATTATTGTTCCAACGACCTCGCTGGTCGAGCAGATGTATGGTGACTTCCAAGACTACGCGAGTGCTGTTGATTGGCAAGCGAGCGAAAACTGCCATCGAATCTATGGCGGTAAAGAAAAATCAAACGAATTCCCTGTTACCATCTCAACTTGGCAATCTATCTACAAGTTTCCGAAGAAATGGTTCGAGAAGTTTGATGTTGTATATGGAGACGAAGCGCATTTGTTCAAGGCGAAGTCTCTTACATCGATCCTTGACAAGTGTCAGAACGCACATTGGAGATTCGGAACCACTGGTACGCTAGACGGGACAAAGACTCACCGCCTCGTGCTGGAAGGTTGTTTCGGTAATGTGACAAAGGTTATCACCACCAAAGAACTTATGGAAGATGGTAAGGTCGCAAATCTAAACATCACATGCCTATTGCTACAACACAAAGATGAAGAGCGAAAGGCGATGAAGACCATGAAGTATCAGGAGGAAGTTGATTGGCTGGTGCGCGACCATTGGAGGAATAATCTGATCAGCAATCTGGTGATCGATCAGAAGGGAAACAGCTTGGTTCTATATCAGTTTGTGGAGAAACACGGAAACGTCCTCTATGATATGATTAAGAAGAAAGCAGCAAAAGACAGACCAGTGTATTTTGTTTATGGTGGTACTGATACGGAGCAACGCGAAGAGATACGTGCCTTGACGGAGAAGTGCGATGACGCTATAATTGTCGCCTCGTATGGCACTTTCTCGACAGGTATAAATATAAGGAACCTGCATAATGTGGTGTTCTCCTCACCATCGAAAAGCAGAGTAAGAAATTTGCAGTCGATCGGTCGGGGTCTACGTCTTGGAGATAATAAGGTTGCTTGCAATCTCTTTGATATTGGTGATGACCTATCTTGGAAGTCTAAGAAAAATTACACTCTTGATCATTTAGTTGAACGGATTAAATTA